AAAATTTCAAGTACACCCTAATGGTAAGGTTTACATAAACCTAACAATGAGTGTAAATGATGAAACACGATACGGAAACAATACTAGTATCTATGTTAGCCAAACACAAGAAGAACGTGAAGCGAAAAAACAACGTTTTTATTTAGGTAATGGTAAAGTTGTATGGAACAATGGAACTATTGTGAACGCTGAAAAAGAAGTACAGGAAGCAGTACAAGAACACCCAAAAGAAGAAGCAGCAGATTTACCGTTTTAATTTTTTTTTAAAAGAGGGGGTTTTTTAACCCCTTTTTTTTATACCTTTATAGAAAACAATAAAAAAAAATATGTTACATTATAAAGAAAATTCATACGCAAGTCAATCAAGTAATATTTTTTATAGAAATAAAGATATATTTGAAGATAAAAAAAAGTTTATAAATTTTGTGTTTTATAAATTATCACGAATTAGTTTAGACGAATATAATGAGTTTATAAATGTTTGTATTGGGGAATATTACGAAAAACATATATATCCTTTCTCGAATAAATATAAAAGAGTGCAACAAGAAAAACAAAGAATAAACAGAATAAAAAATAAGATTAGAATACAAAAAACTAAATGTTATATAATAAAAGACGATAGTAATAATACTTATAAAATAGGCGCAAGTATAGAGCCTTTAAAAAGAGAAAAAACTTTACAAAGTCAAAAACCTAATTTAAAATTAATTAAGATATTTGAAAATAATATTGAAAAAGAACTACACGAATTGTATAAACATTGTAGATTAAGAGGCGAGTGGTTTAAATTAAATAATATACAATTAGAATATATATGTAAAAACTATAAATAAGAAAACAATAAGAAATGACAGAGGAACAAACTACACAAAATATGTTAATGGAACTCATAAAAGAGGAATGTACAATAGATACTTCTTTAGATATAGAGTACCCACCTAGCGTATTAAGTTTAGGGCAAAAGACACTACAAACAAAAGGTGGTGAAATAACATACCCAATATCAATAGCAACAAGTGGTAATTTAAGTTATATTACTGCACCACCTAAAAGCAAAAAATCTTTTTTTGTATCACTACTAGCATCAGTATATTTAAGTGGTGGCAATAATTTTGGTGGCAAATTAAAAGGACACCGAGAGGGTAAATGTATAATGCACTTTGATACAGAGCAGGGACACTTTCACGCAGCTAGATGTTTTAAAAGAGCAGAGCAAATGGCTAATATACGTGATGTGGGGTGTTATCAAACATACGCATTAAGAACACTAAGCTATACACAAAGACTAGAGTTTATAGAATGGTGTTTGGAACAAAACAAAGAAAACGAAAAAGAAACAGGAATAGTATTTATTGATGGTGCAGCAGATTTAGTAGCTGATGTGAACGACTTAAAAAGTTGCAACGAAATGGTAGCAAAACTTATGCAACTATCAACACGCTACAATACGCATATAATGGTTGTTATGCACCAAAACTTTGGTAGTAGTAAATTAGGTACAGGACACTTAGGTAGCTTCCTTGAAAAGAAGGCTGAAACAGTAATAGAATTAGAATTAAATACAACAAACAAAGAGTGGGTTACAGTAATTTGTAGACGTTCTAGGGGTTTTCCTTTTGAAACGTTTAGCTTTAGTATTAATGAGTTTGGATTACCTTTTGTAGTGGGTGAGATATACGACCCATTAGAATATTTTGTAGTACCTAAAAAGAAATTATTAGAATGAAAACAGTAAACAGTTTAAGTGGTGGTAAAACATCAAGCTATATAGCAGCTAATTATCCTGCTGATTATAATGTATTTTCTTTAGTTAGAACACAAGATAAAAAGTGTTTATTTCCTGATGCTAAAATACGTCAAGAAGTTAGCGATAGACTAGGAACAGAGTTTATAGGTACTTTAGAAGATGATACTATAATATATACTATGTTAGATTTAGAGCAGTATATTGGTACAAAAATACATTGGGTTACAGGAAAAACATTTGACGATGCAATAATAAAAACTAATAAAGGCACTAAATATTTACCAAACAAAATGGCTCGATATTGTACAACTGAATTAAAAACTACACCTATATTTCATTGGATATATAAAGAAATACAAAACCCTGTTATAATGCGTTTTGGTTATCGTGCAAATGAAACTAAAAGAGCAATTAAAATGATGGATAAAACAGATGCAGATGGATTTACTATTGTAAAAGCAACATTTAGCAAATTAAAAGATGGACGTAATAAATGGGGGGAATATAAATATTGTAAACCACAATTTCCTTTAATAGACGATAATATATATAAAGACAATATAGAAGAATATTGGAAAAATAAACCTGTACGATTTGCTTATATGAATAATTGTGTAGGTTGTTGGTGGCGTAGTCCTTTGCTTTTAAAAAAAATGTCTAATAAGCACCCTGAAAAAATGAAGTGGTTTGCAGACCAAGAAACTAAAAAAAGTAAATGGAGAAGTGATGTTATGTATAAAGATATTATAAAATGGAAAACACAAACAGAATTATTTGATGATGATTTTAACGAATGCGATAGCGGTTATTGTGGACTATAAATATAATTAAGAATGAAAAAAAGCCTAGTAGAAGTAGCCTATCAACGTCATAAAGATTGGATAAGAGTTGTTAAATCCTTTGGGTGTAATAAAAGCACCGCAGAAGATATTGTACAAGAAATGTATATACAATTAATTCAAGACGTGGATAAGGGTTTAGACCTATGGCACAATGAAGATGTAAATATTTATTACTGCTATAAAGTATTAAGAGGTATTTATTTAAACATATATAAAAAAGAAGCTAGGCAGATAAAACAATATATTGAGGAAATAAACGAACTTCAACAAGCAGAGGAACTAGGTATAGACGAAATAGAATACGCTAAACGTAAAAACCAAATAGACGATATAATGAACGATATGTATTGGTACGATAGAAAAGTGTTTGAGATTTGTGCAAGTGGTAAAAGCGTTGCAGGATTGAGCAGGGAAACAGGCATAAGCTACTATTCATTATACAACACTTATGTAAATGCAAAGAAACATATAAAAGAGCAGCTATGAGTAAATTTGAGCAGGACTTAAAAAATGGCAAAGAATATGAACAAAAAGCATTAAAACATATTCAGCAAAAGTACCCTAAAGCATATATAGTAGATGGTTATTTTTTAGATTATGATATATATATACCTGAACTAGAAATAGGTGTTGAGGTTAAGAGTGATGCTCAATATAAAGTAACAGGTAATTTTTATGTAGAGTATTCTTGTTATGGCAAACCTAGTGGAATTGCAACAACTAAAGCAGATATATATTATGTATATTTAGATAAATTATATATTATTAAAACAAAGGACTTAAAAGATAAATGTAGAAAATACATAAATACAAACCGAGATAAAAAAGGTGGCGATAATATGGCTAGTAAAGGAATTATATTACCAATAAATGAATTATTATGAAACTAGGAGATTTAGTATATTACATTACTTATTATACAGGTATTCATTGGCTTGTAAAAAAAATTAGTAAAGCACTTAATAAAGATTGCGGTTGCGATAAACGACGTGATGAGTGGAACGATATAGATTTAGATTTATGGAATTAGAACACAAAGAACAATGGAAACAATTTAAATCAGAGGTTACAACAAAACTAACACAACCACAATACAAGCTATTATGTACGCTACACGCAAAGTATTATAATCATAAATATCACGAGCCGTGTAGTTGTCGACCAAAAGAATTAAAACGATGGATAGCTGATATTGATAGACTATACAATAAATGATAAAAGACGTACACAAATGGGAACGAGCAGTAATACACTTATTAAACTTAGATGGGTGGAACTTAGAACATACAGGCGAAGGTTTTGAGCATTACGATGCAATAGGCACAAGTCCTAAAGGTACTGAAGTAGTAATAGAGATGAAGTTTAGAAACAAATACTACAAAGAAAAACTATTAGAAGTCTATAAGTACGATAAGCTAATAGAAACAGGTAAGATAGCTTTATACTTTGTTAATGACCCTAAAGGTAATTATATGTATTGGTTAAACGAATTAAAAGACTTAAAAAGTAAAGATATGTATTGCCCTGATACTACATTATGGACTAAAAAGAAACTATTAAAACCTTGTTATTTGCTAGATGAAGCACAAGCATCTATAATTAATTTAAGAGAGTTTACGAAGTAAAATAAAAATTTTCGTAAATTTTCGTAAAAAGTTTGTTTATAATTCGTTTATAATTTCTATATTTGTAGTGTAAAACAAAAACAACAATTATGAACGCTTTAGAAAGATATTACAACCAAGACCAAGACAACGCAGGAATGCAAAAACCATTTCAGACTGTTTCAGACCTTTACGTTTGGGAGCAATGGACTTGGCAAGGTACTGACGTCACTTCTATTAGATTTTATTGCGAAGATATTAATGGGGGTAAGACTTTTAGACTATCTCAAGAAGATTTTCAGTTTATGGTAAGTATTAAAAAAGAAGATTAATAACATTAACAGGGGGTGTAAAAACCCCCTTATATTATGAAAACACAACTAACAGATTTAAAAAAAGAATTAGCGCAGATACAAACTACACTTATACAACTAAAAACAAAAGGTAGTTTAACAGAACGTATAAAGAAACGTTTAGAGAATAGAGAACTATATATAAAAAGTATAATATTTAATATCCAATAAAATGAAAACAGAACAAGAAAAAATAAACGATTGGTTTGATTATATTTGTCCCAATAGAGATAGATTAATTACTAATGAAGATAATGTAACAGCTAAAATATTAGATGCAGAAGATGATATTTTAAATTGTTCATTTCTTTATGATATGGCTGTAAGAATAGACACAAAAGATTTATCTTATATTTGTTTAGATATGAATAATTTACAAACATTACAAGACTTGCTTTGTGATGCAGAAGAATATTTTGATAAATATTATGAAAGTATAGATTTTGATGATTATAACGATAAAATACAATAACAATGAAAAAGACAAAGACAGGGTTACATATCCAAACACGCAAAAACCGTATTGAGGTTTACACTCAAAAAGAATTAGAACAACAAGAACAACAACGCAAAGAAGCTAGAACTTTTATAATACGCACCGCTATTGTATTACTAATAGGATTGTGGTTTGTTCTAGGGTTTATTTTAGGCGCAGCTTCATAATGGACGCTTTACAAAAACAAGCATATCATTTGTGGTTTAATTGGCTAGCTGATAAGATAATGCAGTGGAAAGATGCTAAACCATTAAACAAAGACCTTAGAAATTGCGTAAAGGCTATGAACGAGATAGGTATGTTTGTAAACGGAATGCGTACAGAGGTCGAAGTATTACGCAAAAGAATAACACTAGTTAGACAACAAAAGAACGATTTAATAAAAACACTTCAAGACGAAATAACACAATTAAAAGACGATTTAAGCAAATACGAAATGCACTATATAGACGAACACGAAGAAATAAGCACTTGTAGAATGTGCGACAAAGAAACAGATGGCGATACATACTGTTCAGAAGATTGTAAAAACTATGATTTAGAATAATGGAAAAGATTAAATTACTAGACAATAAATATTACGACAAAGCAGAACTGCTTAAACGTATGTTAGATGACGAATTTTACTATGGAGAACTAAATAGGTTAGCCTTAAGTAGTAGTAGCCTTAAAACGCTTCTATCAAGCCCAAAGACTTATAAATTTAGTTTGGAGTATGGAAGTGCAGAAAGTCAAGCATTAAGAGATGGTTGGTTATTTCACACCGCTATACTAGAGCCTAACGTTTTCGAGGCACAAACCTTTATAGACGTACAGAGCAAGAACACAAAAGCCTTTAGAGAGGCTAAAGCTGAAAATCCTAGAGTATTTACGGCTAAGGAAAAAAGCGACGCAGAACGTTTAGCTGATGCGTTTTTAAGAAACGAACACGCAAAGGAACTAATAAGAAATAGCGAATTTGAAGTACCTGTAATAGGCGAGGTTATGGATATGCCTTTTAGAGGTAAAGCAGATGTATTAGGTAAGGATAAAATAGTAGACCTTAAAACCACAACAGACATAAAGGGGTTTAGCTATTCGGCTAATAAATACGGATATGATGTACAATGTTATTTGTACTGTAATTTGTTTGGCAAAACCCACAAAGATTTTTATTTCTTAGTTTTAGATAAAGGTAGCCTAGATATTGGTATATTTAACTGTTCTGAAGAATTTTATTTCAGAGGTGAAGAAAAAGTAGAAAAAGCACTAGACCTATATAACAAGTTCTTTATAGAGGGTGCAGATTTAGATAACTATTGTTTAACAGGGGAGTTATGAAAAAAGAAAAAATAAAATTCATACCTTGTACTGATGAAGATATGCTAAAAAAAGATATAGCTAGAGCAAACAGAAAAAGAACGAATACAAAGCGTATTCATAAATGGTATAAAACACATAAATAATAAACTATGAAATTTGATTTAAAAATAGAGTACTTAGGAAAAAAAGAAAACAAACACGAAGCTGAAAAAGATATGTATCATTTGACGTTTAAGACTTATAACGCACAAGTTACAGGCAAATTTGAACGTAGCGAGTTAAGATACTTAATAGAAAAACTAGATAATGCAATAGTATGAAATCACTATGGAGAAAAACAAAAAGTGGTAAGTGGTATAAACTAAAACCACCAACAGACAAAGTAAAGTATATAGCTTGTGATGAAACAAGCCAAACACATTACTATAGTAGAACTAATAAAAAGAGTAGTTACATAGATAGAAATTTAGAAAAATGAGAGCAACTTATTTACATTACGAGAATGGCAAAGGTTATGATGTTATAGACTTTATAAAAGACTACAACCTAAACTTCAATAGAGGTAATATTATTAAATACGTTTGCAGAGCAGGTAAAAAAGAAAGTGAATTAAAAGACTTAGAAAAAGCTGCAGATTATTTAAGACGTGAAATAGAATACATAAGAAACGA